CGCCGGAATATCTAGCGTGGTATCAGCTAACGTTCCCTCAGACCTTTTCAAAAACCAACGATCACTTCCGCATCCTCCAAAAATATTTTGGTGAGTTGAAAATAGCAGAGGGTCAGGAGGACAGGTGGAAGGATGCTTGGCACGACATGGAGATGGAATTGGGACGGCAGTACAAAGGCTCCACGTTGTCTGGCTTTTTCAAAACCCTGTCCGCAGCAATGCACAGAGCAGCCCAGAAGGGTGGAACAAAAAAAGCAACCAAACGGTGGAGGTTGGTAACGCTCTCTCCTGTGGCTGATCTAGCCTATCTCCGAAACGATGGAGAAACAGAGCGACATCACTTCTGTGATGATGAGCTGGAAGCGATCTACAAGACCGACCCTAATGATGCTGCAATCTGGAGGCTCATGGCCTGCACAGGATTACGCCGCCGAGAAGTATGTAATCAGTTGACGGCTAACGTAGAGAGAGAACAGATCAGAGTTATCCACAATCCCAACAAAGGACTCCACGTTAAATCAAAGAAAAGCAGGCTGATACCTCTTTCACCTGGAGCACAAGATGCTCGGGATAGAATCCTGTTTCAGCATGACGGCTCAGAGTTCTTTTTCCGTCGCCAGCACCATGACACCTGGACGGAGCAGTTCTCTCGCGTACTGCACAAAGCAGACATTCAGGAGGGATCGTTGCATAGCTTACGGCATACGTTCATTACAATGGCCGCAAACAACCCGGCCATCTCGATCAACAACGTGATGAAGTGGGCAGGACATAGCAAACTGGAGACAACGATGGGTTATATCCACGACGTTGAGGGTGAAGAACAGCGTCAGATCGCCCACCTCGTCCTCTGATCTGCCCCCCAATTCTGCCCCCCAAAGCTATAAACCACCAATGAGATCAATGGTTTAAGTGTAGCCTCGGAACCCGGCAGGGGTCACTGGTTCAATCCCAGTCGCGCCCACCAACCCGCAGATAGCTTGTGTTTTCAACAAGTTATCTGCGGGTTACTTTTTGTTGGTATGGTTATTATTCTATGGGTTTGGCTTATTTATGCTTATTTATGTTCCTTCTGCCCCCCATTCTGCCCCCAATTACGTCTTCTTTTTCTTGGGCTTCAATGATGGGTACTCTTTGTAGACCGCGTTCCTAATGCCCTGGGGGTTGGGAGCTTTGTCAGCAAACCTCAATGCAGCCCGCGCACGGTCCATCGTATTGATAGGGAAGCTCCCTTTGGGTGCTCCGCCTTTTGGCCCCACTTTCTCAGAAGCCTTAACGCGCGTGTACTTTCCGACATTTGATCCGCCGGGTTTCTTTCTTGCCGCTTTGATTTTAGCCGGTAACTTTTTCATATCACGTCCTCAACTGAAACAACACAACCTCTGGGGAATGCCGTTATCCCATAGGGGACAGGCTTCTCATCTGCCTTCCCTTCAAAGTCATCGAGATCCAGGGTGTTAGCAATCTTGATGGTCTCTTGATCTTCATAGACCAACCACCCGATGCTCATAATGTTTGGACATTTAATGGCATCAGCTTTCTCCCACTCGTTGCAAGCGATGACATCGCGCCAATTAACCTTGACGATCCTCACGCTGCCTTATCCAACATCTCCTCAAAGTCATGGAAAATGTCAGGGGCCTCATTCAACATACCCGTCACCTTTGCCCACCTCACCAACACAGCAACCTTTTCTTTCTTAGTCTTTGCCTGTCGCCATTGATTTTGGTAGTCGGGGATACGGGCTTTGTGCATAGAGATAACTCCAGAATTAAATGAGACAGGACAAGAATGTGTCCGTCGATTGGGGTTTGATTGATGTCTTTCAGGATCAAAAGGGATTGGTTTCATAGAAAAACCTCCAGCTTTTTACCGGTGAACTTCTTGCAGAGGTAGCGGAGCGAGAGCTCCAAGAGGTCGTAGTTGCCGTCCTTCACCTCGTTATAGATCAGAACTCCGTGCCAGGACTCCTTCCCCTGGGGTCCCAAATAGCCCTGAGACGCCAGATAGCATGAGCCAGCTATCATTCCTCTCTGGACTCTTCCGTTAGGGAGTGTCCGCGAGGCCATGTCCTTGCCCTGTCTGTGGCCTTGCGTGAAACTGAGCCCCACATTGCGTAGAACGTTGTGACAGTTTCCAGACCAAGGACGGCTGGACATCGGGTTGTAGAAGTAGTGTGCAAAATTAATGCCGCCTATCTCATTCACTTCCAGAAAGGGATAGGTGTTCCAACCATCCAAATAAAATAGATGATCACCCAGGATACCAGCAATCTCCGGGTGTTCATTGGTGTATCGGGTGAGTCTGTTTTCATGGTTACCAAAATGAAAATGAAACTCTGGTCTATTCTTTAGACGCTTCAGAGGCTTCCAGAACTGACGCATAGCCTCGTTGCCTGCTTCAATGTCCGCCAGGATGCGTTGGCCCTCAATCAACCGCTTGCTGGTGTAGACAGAGAGGGACGGCATATCCCACCAATCACCGAGCATCACAACATGGTCTGGTTTATAAGCCTTAACAGCCTGGGCTACCCAGGTAATGAATTCCGTGCAATCACCCGGTTTAATCTGGGTGTCCGGGATTATTAGGAGGCGGATTTCTTCTTTCTTTCCAATGGACCGGGTGTCAACCACCCAAGCAATAAGGGAACAACGACAAACGCAATAATGAGATAAATCCCACCTAACTCAATCGCTGTTCCTATTGCAGTCCAGAAATTATCAGGGGCGCAATTATTCAATGTGGTGTTTCCTGTCGGTGATTTCATCACTTGATCCGCAACCACAGACGTTGCAGAGGCAGCGACCGCTGTCACGAGAGCTGTCGGTGCAGTCGCAAGTCCCAAGGCAGAACCGACAGAGACACCCGCCAAACCGGCTGTCCCCACTAGTGCTGCTTTCTTTAGGCTGGTACATCCGCCGATCCAAAGAACAGATGCCAAAGCACCGAGCAAACTATAAGGGCTATGACTACTGCTAAAAATCGATTTTTCTGAATCCATTCTTTTAACATTTTGCTTCCTCAAACTGAAAAGAAATCCCGCAACCGCAGGAGTTTGTGTTTGGAACAGCCACTTCAAAGGTCGGCGCAAACGCGTCATCAGAGTAATCAAGGACTGCCGTTGTTAAATACGCCGCCGAGGTGGAGTCGGTCAGGACGTTGTGGCTGTGCCATATGTCGCTGCCCGTGGGCTCTACTTCTTTTTTGAAAGAAACGATAAAGCCGGAGCAACCACCACCGTTTACTTCCACCCGTAAAGCCTCTGAATCTGTCAGTGTTTGGTTGATCCTCTCCTGGGCCTTTTGTGTCACGTTCATCGATCACGACGCTCACCAAGGCGGTCGATCTTGACTGCCATGTCCTTCAACATATCTTTGATCTCACCAAACTGCTCCGAGTGACGCTCATCCGTGCGATCCATCCGATCCGATAAGCTGGTGACTTTCATCTCCCCAACCGTAATAGATTTCTCAAGATCACCGGCCCAGGTGAATCCAGCAATGACCAAGATCGCTGTACTTATCAGGTGGCCTATGCTGAATGTTCGGCTAAGATGAAATCCTCGTCTCTCCGGCCCATCGTATTCAGGCATCCGTATTTTCCTCTGGCTTCTTTGCAGGGAGACTCTCTGTCTCAATCGTTTTTAATGTGTCCTCTGCCGTCCAGAATATGCACGTTTGACTAACTGCTGGATGCCGGTTGTGGAGTAGCAAAGAGCTACTGGGGTTATTCCTGTTCTCAGTGATATACATCTGGATGTCCACGCCACCTTGTGAACGGAGATTCATAGCGTGCACAGGTTTCTCGTTGTAGCTTTTAAGAAGTTCATCCATGATTAATGCGGGACCCCCTCGACTGCATAGCACCTGCAGTGTTACCACGGTGCGATACAGACCTGGAATCTGAGCCTGCGCTGGCATAAAAAAAGCGGCCGCCAGGGCCGCTATCGCTAGGATGGTTTTTTTCACGGGAACATATTGAGCAAGCCTTGCGGCGACGCCTCTCCAGAACTGATGGTGGACCCAATCGCCCGTGAGCTACCTCCAACCAAACGCCGACGCATTTGATTTAATATCTCAATGTCCTTATCAGTCATTTGGTGTTGATAGATCCTTTTTAATTGATCTAACTTTTCAATCGCTTTACCTGGCTCACTGAACATAATCTCAGATGCTTCCGCTGCTAACTTTTTATTCCTAAATTTTCTTACCGCTTTTGTAACCCAACCGGCTCCCTGAACTGCTGCATACGTCGGATCAATCCCGTAACTGTAAGCACTTTTCAGTAATGCGTCAGGATCTGGAGCAAGGGACTCGTCGATATCAGTCAGTGTCCTTGCTGTTCTTGACCCTCCCGTAACATTTGCCAGTGTCCCACCAAATTTACTCTCCGTTTCCAATCGTCCCATAAACTGATTGAAAGTTGCCTCATCAGGAAAAGTCGCTCGGAGCTGTTCCTTTAGGACTCGATCATTATTAATCTTACGAGCCAAAGAAACACTTTCTTTCCTTCCCATCAACTTTAAGTTTTGAAGCATTCCACTACGGAACGCGGTGCGCTCGATATCAGAAGATAAAGCCCTGAACTGACGCGCTACCTCATCAACTTCAGTTGACTTGGTTGCCTTCATACCAGCGTCAACTGCGTCCTGAATATCGTATCCAACTTTCCTTATTTTATTAGCCAGCTTAAAGGTAGGGTTAAAATCACCGAGGCGCGTTGTGAACTGATTGCGTATTGCTTTCAGAGAGGCCAACTCAGCCGCTCCTATTGTGGTAGCAGGCTTCTTCCCCACCTCCACCATGCCATCCAAGCCTTGCTTGATTAACTGCATGGTGCGGATGCCTACCTCTGGACTATCAAACCCCAAGAATCCACCATCATCTGAAACCTGTTTAGCAGCAAAAACTTTCCACTCTGGTATTGGAGTACCTTCCCGTCGAGCAATAGACCGAGCCTTGTTGTACGCTTTTCTGAAGTCATCCGCATTGTCCACAAAGAAATCAGCAAAGTCATCAAGGTCCAACACTGAACCCTCTCCCCTTTCTGCCGCTTTATATATCGGCCTAGACAAGGAGGCGGCACGTTTATCAAGAGTGTCGGCCATGCGGGTTGCATCTACCCTGGCATTCATTAGTCGGGACGCATCAGCGGTAACTCTCGCATACTCCTGTTCAGCTCTTGCGGCAAGTCTTTCTGCAGCAATAGCCCCTGCATCACTGGACCCCTGTGTAATGCCAGATGCAAAACGCTTTCCACGTTCACCCATAGCGTCCGCAATCATGGCCTCTGGACCCATCTCTTGCAGACCTTCTCGGTAAATCTCCGTTGGGGGTAACCCTTCAGACGCCAACTGGCGTGTCCTATCTTGTCCAGCCTCTCTTGCAGCAATAGCTGTCAATCGATTGGCCGCTGGTCTCGCCAGCTTGTCTCCTGGCAACATCCGGTTAGGCATTGGATTAAATCGCGCCATCTCCATAGCCGCACCACCTAAGTCAGCAGCCTTGGCCGCAAGCGGTCCTGCAATTGCTCCCGCAGCTCCACCAATAGCCGCACCCTGAAGACGATCCAAAGCACCACCCTCAGACGCTCCGGCTCCATAGAGAGACCCTTGACCTGCTCCAACCTTTGCCGCTCTACCTATCCTCATAGGTTGTCTCGCCGCTATTTGTTGCGCCTGCCTTCCCCCTCTTAATGCTTTACCAACGTTTCCGCTTTGCAAAGCAAGTTTGCCAGCAGTAAATGCACCCTTTCCCAAGCCGACCCCAGGAATTAACATTCCTGCGCCGATCTCAGTACCATAAGCAAGCGTTGGATGATCTTCTCTGAATTGGTGGAGCAGTCTGCGCTCCTCCTCGATTAACTCACTATAGTCACGACCAAACAAAGACCGCGCCCAGGCACTCATCTCATCAGAGAATCCAAACGTTATTCCTTGAGCAGCAGCACGAGCCATGCCCCCACCAATAGAGGGTCGATCATAAGCCGCTAGAGTTGCCTTAATGTCGGCCTCTGTTGCTAAAGGAAATTTATCTAGTATTTCTTCTCTTGTCATCGCGGTGGCCCCATATCCAAGACCTTCCCCTCATCAGGAACTGTCTCTTTTCTCTCTTTCATCTTTTCCTCTGCGTCTGCTATCACAAATCGGAATGCCGCAGCAACCGCTGCTTTATCCTCATCACTACCCCCCGTCCCCACGCCAGGACCAATCAATTCATTGAGTAAGTCCATGTATTCCCTGAAAGCCTTAAATTTAGCAACGATGGCCGCCTCTTTATCACCCGACACCCAATCCATCCAATTCGGCATAAACAAGTCATAGAATTGCGCTCTCTCATCTTCACCTATCGCCGCGCCAGACTCCAACCGCAATGCAACCGAGAGTGCCCTCTCCATTTTAGTTTTGGTAGTCCTAGCCGGACCCATAAACCCCAGAGCATCTCCAAACGTAAGATTGTCCCGTAATTCTCCTTCCTCATTAAGCCAATAGTCCTGCGCTTCACGCATCCAAATCTGAGACATATTAATCATTGCAGTCGGGACTGCTGTGGTTGGCTTTATCCCGGTACTTACGCTTACAGAAGTAGCGCCACCTGATTTCCCTACCCAATTAGACGGGACAGGCGTGGGTTGTCCATCAGCACCATAGAAGAATCGAGCCGGGGATTGCCCCGGTTGCTCAATGATAAAACCGGACTGCATTTGATCTGGTTTGGCAGGATCGTAGAAATTGTATTGCTTATATTTTTTCTCATCCTTAACAGCTTTCTTCACCAGACCCAAAGAGAATAAGTCCTTCATAGCTGATGGAGGTATGCCAGCGTTATAGGCCGCGTCAAAGAGTGCCATGTTGCTTGTAAATTCTTTGCCTACCAACTGACCCATTCCACGCTGGGTCATGTGGCCTTTGAAGTTAGCCAAGGCGCGAGTTGCATAATCCTCACTCCTATCTGGCACACCGAACAACATGGAAAATCCGCTGAACATCCTGGATCGCTTGTCTACCTTCTCTATATAGTCACGAGTAAAGTCAGCGTAATCTGTTTGTGTCGCTGGCTTGTCAGTAGAGCGAGCAGGAGGAGCGTAGGGAGCAGGTGCGGGGGGAGCAGAGGGAGTAGGTGCAACTTGCGATAACGGAACTCCACCGAAAGAAACATCAGCACCCAAAGTAGGATCAGAGATGCCCTCCCTTGCAAGTTGAATAGCCTCCTGCCTGAGTGGCTGGGCAAATGGTGTTGTCACAGCTTGCTGTTGTCCTGCCATATCCCAACCTCGGCCAGCTCTGTCTGCACTCATTTCAGTCCTGGCCCTGTCAACAATCGCATCCTGCTCTGGACCTGCTAGAAATGCACCCTCTATATTTCCCTGGAGCAAGCCCTGCAACTGCATCTGTCGCCGCGCTTTTGCGTTCTCCAGGATTAATCTTTTACGGACTAATGGGTCCATCAGACTCTCCTCTTTTTCTTCAGCCAGGGGGCCATAGAGAGCGGTGGTCGATCCCACGCACCACCATAGGGGTGACGCACCTGGGAGCCCACTCGACCTGCGCTACGAGGCGCATAGGGGTCTCCGTGAATGTCCTCTTGGCGATATTTCTCCATTAAGTCCGGTGACATTTCCTTGAGTGTTTCCATAAATCCGTCATCAATAGTTACGTCTTCCATGCCCCATGAGGTTGTCGGCGGACCCATAAGATCCGTAGCACTCACGGTAGTACCAGGAGGCGCGCCTTGAGACTGAATCCCAGCCGCTTGCCGCAGAATGGCATCGGGGTAATTCTTGTATGTCCGCTTGACCGGGAGGCTGCCGGTGATTGGTTTAAATCCAGCGGCCATTAGTTGTCTAGCCTCCTCGCAAGCTCATCAACCTTTGATGTCAACACCTGAATGGAGTGCATCATCATCGGAATAAAGTCGGCGTAGTTCACCACCTTATAACCATCGATCTCTCCGACAACCTTGTCCTCATGCTCTTGAGCCATCACTCCGATATGCGGGGTATCATTACCTACATAGTTGAAGCTGTAGAGATTCACATCGTTGATATCAAGTTTCTCAATGTTCCGTTTTAATCGCGCATCAGAAAACGCGCCAATGATTCCAGCAACTTGTCCCAACTGAGACAAGGTAGACGGACCAGGAGATGTGGTGGAAGACCCATAGTCCCCAGACACTCCGGACATATACGACTGTAAGGCGTGTTGTGGACTTAATTGCTGGTACTCGTACTTGGCAATATCCCGATCCATAGCCTGCTGCGCCATCTGTTGACGCTGCTGACCGACTTGATCTATAGCACCATAAAGCCCTATCGGAGCAGACATGATGCTCTGATACTGGTTCATCGCCTGTGGCACTCTTTGCTGTGCAGATCCATAAGCTCCGGCATACATTTCAGAAGCTTTGTTCAGCATCTGCTGATTGGCTGCGGCAATCGCGTTAGCCTGCACAATGTCGCCGCGTGATCCACCACCCGGTTGATACTCCACAAGGTTCTGCCGTATTCCAGGCAACACCTTCCCTTCCAGTTGAGATTTCATTTTGGAACCCAACGCATTAATCATCGGGTTGAAAACATCAGTATTCACCTCACCAGAAAGACCGCGCACAAGAGACGTTTCAGCCGCGCCTTGTAATGCCGCAGGTCGTGGCCCCATTGCGTAACCAATAGTTGCGCGTTGGGCTGCCTGGCTTGCGGGGTCAAATCCAGCTAGAGTCGGGCCCCCGTAATAGTCAGGCCCGAGGGGATTAGCCGCGTATAGAGTTTCCGCCCGTTGCATCCCTCTCTCCAGGAAAGGCTTTTGCTCGTCCCACGGTTCTGTGCGAGTTGTTTTTGATCCACCTGACATTATTTAATCCTCATCACATGTAAGTCCCTCACCTGATACCACCACCGATACCGCCGCCAGCCATACCGCCAGCACCCATGTCTCCTGCTGATGCTCCTGTTCCTTCTGCTGCTGCTGCTACAGCCGCTTCGTGTGCTGCTGCTGCCCGAGACGCTTCAGTGCTTCCAAGAAGGCCAAACATTTCAGATAGAGATCCCACGACATGACTCGTCATATCTGTCCCCAGCGGCTCACCCCAAGCTGGGCCTTTCCCTTCCCCTTCATCACCACCACTAGGTACTGGCCCCCAGATCCATACACCATCCCCTCTGTCATAAGCGCCTAAGTGAGATGAGTGCATTCCCGCTGTCAGACCATCTCTAGTTCCGGCCGCTGCTCCCGCCACAGCACCCCCAGGAGTCCCCCTAATCAGGGCAGCAGCTAGACCCGGAGACCCGGCCGCCGGAGCTGGTGCATAAGCTGGTGACATTCCAGGTCTATAAGCTGGCGACATTCCACCACCCATACCGCCGCCGCCCCACATAGCGGGATCTATCCCTGCTTCCTTCCAGTAGTCCATTGTCCACGGACGGTAAACAAGGCCGCCCTTGGGGCCTACGTTAAAACCAATCGCGTCACCGTAGCCTTTGAAGGCACTTGCCGCAGCAGGTGAGTCATAGCCTGTGTGTATTCCGGGATAACCACCCATGCCACCAGGCATACCGCCGCCCATACCACCAGCCATGCCGCCGCCCATGCCGCCGCCTAACATTCCTGCCGCCGCTGCATCCGTTCTCGCCGCACCTGTTGGGGATGGAAAGGTTCCCCTAACCCTCATGCCGTCAGAATCTCGCCTACCAAGCAAAGCATCCATCAAACCCACATCGATCTCAGCACCCATTCCGAGGAGGCCGCCAAAGTCTCCGCCGCGCTTAACATATTCAGACCCCGGAACTTTTGTGACCTCGCCACCGACCATGCTTGCACCGTGATACTTGGGTGCAATCTTCCCCAACCTTCCTAACTTTTCACCACCATAACCAACTGTTTTGTCCTCGCCGCCTCTGAAAATGCTTTCCATTGTCATTGCGCGTTCAGCTCCCGGAACTTCTCCCGGTAAAGCTCTAGCATAATTACTGCCTTCAATCGCTCGTACGCCGCCAGCTTGGGCCGCCAGCAAGGTTGCTCCAGCACCTTCCTTCTCAAGATTGGGAATCCATATCCCAGTCTCCCCCATAGTATTGTTGCTATGGTTATCAAAGTAACTCTTTACAGAGGACCAATAGCCCGGATTAGTATTGGTATAATCTATACTGGTATCTGGGTCGTAACCCCCTCTTGTTCTTACAAAAGAACTAGGCGATCTCGGCCCCGGTAGCGTTCCAGCGGGGGTTCCACCAGCAGCAACGGCAACAGCGCGAGCGTCTGATCTAATTACCGCCTTTGATTTAGGTGCTGCTTTTTTAGGTGCTGCTTTAGCTTTTGCTTTAGGCTTCGCTTTTGCTTTGGGTGTCTTTTTGGGTGCTGCAGCGGCTTTCATGGCTGTAAGTTTTGAGGCACGCATCGTTGCGCCGCCAGCCGCCCTAACCGCTCCAAGCGTGAGGCCATGCTTTCTTGCGAAATCCTCGTCCCGCGCTTCCTCACCACCTTCCATCATCAGTAAACCACCCGGACCCTTCGCTGGTTGGGGTGATCCTTTGGGGTGATAACGATCAAGAACATACCGCTCCTCTTCTGGAGTGAGGTAAACGGCCTTTAGTCCGTTATGTCTTTTAGGGATTGTGACGTTTTTTATAGCCATCAGTGCATCCTGCCTTTTAGGTCTTTAGTAATCACGGAATAACTTGATTTCCAATCTTTCATAATTTTTAGGAACGCTCGGCGCGTCCACGCTTCCAAGGTTGTGCAACCCATTTCAAGAGCAAAGTCCTCTATTCTTGATAGTGCAGATTGATAATGTTTTTTCCACTGCCAGGGCTCTCCACCCATTGCAATGATTCTTAAAACCCTTTTCTTTGGGTAAGGAATGATCTGAGTGACCGCGATACACAGCGGTTGACTGTGATCGACCAAAATCCACAACTGCATTTCTCCATCGCGGATGGCGACGTAGAAATCATCTACCTGTAACTCGCCCTCAGAGTGCGGGACGCACTTGGCAATGTATTCAACAATGTGATCCCAGACTGCGTTTAAGTCCTCTGGGTGGACTAGAACAATGCTAGAGCTGTGTCCAGCTTGTTCCGTTGAAGAAATAGATTCCAGCCCCTGATCCGGGGTCCCAGTTTGTGCCATCGGCGTATCTGATATCTCCGTCCCGTGGTTTGGTGGGGGCGACGTTAGTCTGTTCCAGCCGCAAGACCGACTGATTGAAAAGAATAGAACCCAGGCGGTTCAGTTCTGAAAAAACATATAAGGCAAGGTCCGCGACACTCTCAGCCCTGGGGATTGGTGAAGGCTCGTATCTTGTGACGCTCTTGACCTTTTTTACATCGGCCATTGCCATCAGTAAGTCCTCGATCCCCTCCGGCCAGCGTTCTCTATTTCAAGCTCCAGGCCGTTGAGTTGCCAATCCAAATCACCCGTAGATTCAAACTTGACTGCGAGGAGTTTGCCTGTCTTACGGCAGGAAACTTTGCTCTGCGTGTCCGGGTTGAATGCAATAGCATCCGACCATGAGACCGCTTCCTCGGTAGACATCTGGCTCCCGACATAGACATTCACAGATGAAGAGTTGCTGATCTTCATTGTCGGATAGATGGCCTTGATATGTTTGACGGATGACTGATCCGGGTTGCCTTGTTGATCGACCGTAATACCCGTCTTTTCAATAAAGGAAGTCATGTTGGTCGTGTCTTCTTTATTGCCTGTCTCATCTCGGTAGAGCTTAGTTGCCGAGGGTGAAGCAAACAAAGGAACATACTGCACTTGGTCCCAACTCATGGCCCAGGCTCCGGTCACGGTTGACCATGTGGGTGTTGCATCTTCCCAACTCGTCAGGGTCGTTTCATCTTCAACAACTCCGTATCCGATATGAGCGAGTCCTGGGATGTCACGGATCGTGAAAGCATTGGTTGCCCAATTCCAGATGACCGCTTTATCGCATTGTTGGGTTGTTGAGTCAGAGCTCACAAAACAGGCCAGCATTTCAGTCTTTGCATAGTCTGCAAAAACAAACGACTTATCCACCTGCTCACCATCCAACACCGTAAAAATGTAATCACGGAGTTTATGTGGCAAGAGAGAGGATATCTTTTGGCCGTCGTTCAGAAATAGGTCACCATTCCCAAAAATAAAATGTCCGCCAGAAAAGGCCGCGACACAGTTTTTGGTGAGTGCACCCACCGTTGCATCATGCAGCCTAAAGGAAAAGATAAAAGGCGTACCCACATAACTCATCTGCCAACAGGAGTTCTCGGTGTAGATCATAAACGTATCACCGAGCGGAAGGCCCTCTACTATATTTGATCCTTCTCGGAGCTCGTATTCACCAGCGTCATTAGTTGAGCTTGACTCGTCCCAACCATCGGTGCCGGGAACCGTCTGCGTTGCAGCTTCCGTAGACCACTTCACCAAGCGGCGATAAGGCACGTCTGACTTGGTGACATTGAGGGCTATGAGGAAGGTCCTAAACGCCTTCATCACCTCGCACTCTGTACTAGCAGGCCAGTTGGAAAGGTCGGCCATCAAGGTGGAACTGAGTGGAACACCATCCGTCAACGCCCAAAACTGCGGATCGTCAACCCCGTTGGTGAGAATTAAAATACCACCGAGAATAGTGGATGACCATCCACCCTCTGCCGTTGCGGCATAAGCAGGAGTTGAACGGCTTATGTCATACCATTTTTTAGTCCTGGTCACGACAGCACCGGAAGAATGGAGGACACCAGAAGTCCGAGAAGCGCCTGTGAAAGTAGTAGAGGTCTTCCCGGTGTAATCCATCACCTCACTATCTATAGTTATAGATCCTGCAGTCTCAAAACCAGTGGTTGAAGTCACAGGAATAGTTGTCACGGAT